GCGCAGGCAGGTCGACGGTGGAAAGCGCCTCCATAACGGAATTGTCCATTCGGGTGAACCCTCGGGACTTGTCAAATGAGACGATGTTTGTCATGATTTTTCTCGCTTACTGCTTTGCTGAAGAACCACCGGGCCTGGTGGTTTTTTTGTGTCTGAAATTCAGGCGACCTTTACGGACTGCTTGAACACTTCCAGGCTGACGATCACCTCGTCGGCTTCCTTGATCAGTTCCGATTTCTCACGCGAGCACACATGCCCGTCCGACTGTGCGTCGTAGGCCAGTCGAGTCACGTCAGCGAGATCAACGTGCAGGCGCATCAGCGCCGAATTCAGATCGGTAGGTGCAGGCTTCTCTTTCGGGACCAGGTCAAACCCGAAGTGCTCTGCCCAAGCTTTCAGCGGGCGGAAGTCCTTGGTGTACTTCATGATCCGGTGCAGCTCCTGCACGTTCATCTTGTGGCTGTCGTAGTCCGGGTTGGCTTTCTGCGACAGCAAAGTGCGCGAAGGGAAACTCGCGCCCTCGGCAATCTTGCTCGCGCCATGCGTGTCCACCACGTCGTAGATGGCCTTCATCAATTCCTGCATGTCACACCTCGAAAATTGTTACGTGGCGTTACGCCACCAGCGACGCGATCATTTGCTTACCAACTGATCAAGGACGTATCCATGACCGACTCTTCCGAACTGGAAGGCGAGATAACCGCCCTCTGCTGCTTTGTGGGTGCCTTGGCATCCACCCTGCCCCTGTCTTCTCAGATGAGGCTCTGGCCTGCCTTCGAGCAGAAGGCCAGTCAGTTACGTGATCAGTTGAGCCAAGAGGCTTTGCGCGGCTTTGAACTGGCGACGATCTCGCTTAGCTCGAAGCGCGGTTAGGCAGCGGTTTTCTGTGGTGCGAGCTGGCAGGGAAATGGGCGGATCTCCTCCGCCGTCAGCTTCCCGTCCTCATGCTCGATCACAAGGATTTCCCGAGCTGCCTTGAGGGCCTTCGAAATGGCCGGAGCACTGACGCCAAGACCTTTGGCAACTGCGGATTGACCAATTCGCTCGACCAGCTCTGGCAATGGCGTCTTCTTCATTTTTTTGCCTCAGCAAGCGGTGTATGCCTGCAATATTAACCGGCGGTTAGCTTTCAAGCAACACCGGCGGTTAGCGCAAATAACTTAACCAACGGTTAAATTTCACGGATGACGAAAAAGAAAGAGCTGTCCCCAGAACTCAAGGCTGAATGCGATGCTGCCAAGGCACTCTTCGTATCGAAGAAAAACGCGCTCGGTCTGACCCAGGCGGGTCTCGCGGAAGCCGCCGATATTTCTGCGGCCGCAGTCGCTATGTACCTGAATGGAACAAATCCGCTGAATGCCAAGTTCGCTGCGGTGCTGTCGCGCGAAATCGGGGTGCCTGTAGAGAAATTCAGCAAGCGGCTCGCCAAGGAGATCAGTGGCCTAACAGCCGCTGCTGATGAGCCAGCCGCTAGCGCGAATGCTTCGGCCGCTGACTTGGTCCGGCAAATGCTTGCCAGCAAAGGGAAAAATATCTCAGAGGGCACTCGCAAAGCGCTACTGGCGGTGGCCGAAGGTGACGACGGTGAAGCTCCTGTCAGCGCTTTGGTACACGACGCCTATAAACCTGGCTTGATTGGCGACGAGGTATGGATCGCTCACTTGGACGTCCGTGGCGCCCAGGGCGGTGGAGAGGTCGTGCACGACTTCCCCGAACTGCTTCAGGACCTCCGTGTCAGCCCCTCTCATCTGCGGATGATGGGGATCCAGTTCAAAGAGCACTTCCACCTCAAAATCGTAACCGGATGGGGCCAGTCCATGACCCCGACCATCAAGCACGGCGACCCATGCCTAGTGGATGCCAGCATCAAAAACTTCATAGGTGACGGAATCTACTTCTTCTCATATCAGGGCTTCCAGTACATCAAGCGCCTGCAGATGAAGGGGAAGGACAAATTCAAAATGATCTCGGACAACCGTAAGCACAAAAACGAAGACATCCTTATTGATGAAACATACATTCAGGCGCGTGTATTGTTCGTGTGGAACGGTCATTTAGTATAAAAAAATCTGAAATCTTCACTTAATTTTATATAACATAATTAAACGCTGCCAGCACGGAAGGCCATATGAAAAAGCGGTCTAATACTAAAGCGAAACATGAAATTAGGGCAGCGTTAAAGCGCGCAACAAGGAGCAACCGTACAAAAGGTAAAGGCGAAATCGTTAATGTCAACCCAATATATCTTCGTCCATTTAACGGTGATATTACCGCTCGTCGACCTCATGAAGACCCAAAAATCCAAGTGCCGGCTAAGCTTGACCTATACTCAAAACAGAATTTCGATGCGTTCTGTAAGTTTATTGGCAATCTTCGAGAGATGGCAAAGTACAATGAGCGCATCATACTTTGCTTTAGACACACTCATCGTATTACTGCAGCAGCAGCTCTCAGAATGCTTGCTGAGGTTGCACACCTACAAACTAATCTTAAAAACTTAAGCTTCGGGTGCTCAATACCGCCGAAGCGCCGCGGTAAATACAAGAACGCCGACAAAGTAGTGGAAGGTATTCTTCAGCAGATAGGATTTTTCAAACTTATCGGCCAACCTGAGCGCACCCCAACTAAGCAAAGTAACATCACTTGCTGGAAGCAGCTTTCCGGCTATCTCGCTGATGGAAGCTTGGCAGGCAGCTTGCTAAATAGCCTGCCCGTTTCGATTTCAAAACAATCTAAAGCCCAGCTCTACAAGGGGGCTATTGAAGCCATGGCCAACAGTGTTGACCACGCTTACCCCGGAACAGGCGCTACGCATCCAGAAAACAGATGGTGGATGCTAGTGGGTACTTCTAGCGACAAAATTACGTTGATCGTCTGCGATCTTGGAGTTGGAATTCCTGTCACGCTACCGCAAAAACACCCAGATTCTTTACTGAAATCTATTTTCAAACTCTGCGGCATTATGGGCAATGGTGACGCCGACCTTATTCATGCGTCTACGTTCATCAAGCGTTCTCGCACGAATCAAACTCATCGCGGCAAGGGAGGAGCAGATATTCGAGCAATTACTGAACATTTTCCATCGGCTCTGCTCTCAATCAGAAGTAATAGAGGATGCTACGTGGTCGCCGGAGCGAGGCGTGAAGGCAGCATGCCCGACGGATACAAGCTCTTACCCGGCACCAATGGACGGGAGTGGTCAGCTAGCTATAATGGCTCTATCCAAGGTACATTAATTGAGTGGACCGTATCTTTGAAGGAATTGGAAGAATGAAAGTTATCCGCATTACAGAATTTTCCGAATTTCCAGGCCCCCGATACATATCGCTCGGACCTTATTCGGGTGAGGCTTTTCGAAAACAGGTCCTCATACCGAATATACAAGCGCACGCAGGTAAATTAATCGTTGACCTGGACGGTGCTCTAGGCTATGGCTCATCTTTTCTAGATGAGGCGTTTGGCGGCCTGATTCGGGAGGGCGTAGATAGTAAAGTAGTCTTAGAGATATGCGAAAACCTGAAATCGCAGGATGATCCATCGCTCAAGATTCAGATTACTCAGTGGGTTAAAGAGGCTATCGACATTAAAAATCAGGATAATTCTAAATGAGTGCTCCTGCAGAGTCAGGTCTCAGCATCGGCTCGTATGTCGGCTGGACCTTTGCTTTTGTTGGTCTGGTAGCTACATTGATTGGATGGCGAGTCCGAGGCGAACAGCAGCGTACGTTGGCAAAAAGGAAAGATATTCACGACTCGATTGATAGAGCTGTGAAAGCACTCACCGAATATGAAGATGGCGCTATTTCATTCTGGACAGAGAAAGATACAAAGTTTAATAAAAATAGTATTTTGACGCTTCACAGGCGTCTCACTGTCTCCCTCAGACAGATCGAGGAGCTCACAGAGTTACCTGCACCATATGAAATGTTGCAAACGTTGCATAGAGCAGCAACTCTAGACTTTGAGAGCGCAAACCGGCCTATAAGTTGTAATTCTGAACGCATCGCAAGGATTGCAGCCTCATCTGGAAAAATGCTCAACTCCAGTTATCTGATGAAGTCTTGGAAAAAAAAGTAATGGGTTTAGGAAAGGCTCAAGCCTCGAGCATTTCCTGAATCGGCAGCCATTAGATGGCAATTCAGAGATTCCTAAAAAGGTGCGTCCTCGAACTCTGAGAACCCATCTACATGGCCGATATTGAAGCTATCGCACTCCCGTAATGAGTTGCCTTCCCACCTCAGCGTCACTGATTCGTCCTCGTTGAAAGCCATTTCGATCTCGTTGACCTCAGACAAAACGCCCATCACCTCCTTCCATTCACGATCCCCATCCGTGTCCAGGCGGTGAATCGTCACCCACCGCTGAAGCTGCGCGATCGGGTGGTTGATCATGTTCGACACCCTCAGATTCAGCCGCTCGATCCCCGACAGCTCGACACGCTGATTTTGTTTTTGTTGCTGCATCGCACCCATCTACTGCTCCTTAATATCTGTACATCCATACAGTTTAAGAAAAAGCATACCTCAGCCGCTCGAAAAATAAATTAACCGCCGGTATTGACGATAACAAAACCGGCGGTTAATTTACCCACATCGACGCGGTACAAGCCGCAGCGACAGGATCTCCGGGTCTGCCGCTCTTTAACAACCAGCGCCATGAACGACTACCCGGCCACACCGGTTAGGTCACTCCCGGCACCATCGGTGGGAGGTCAGTAAACCGAAGGAAACAAACCGCTGCGCTTGTGAGGCGACCGGCGCCAGATGAAAGCCATTGAGGGGCTCAGTCTGGCGAGGTGATGACCGAACTGTGCGAATGACCCTGACGAGCGCAGTGAGTGACACCGATCGATTTACTGATGCCGCTTCTATGAGGCGGCATTGGAAATCAACGGAGGAAGTGGGATGCAAATCAACCAGAAGAAAACAGTCCAGGTCGATGTGACCTTGCTCAAGTTGCACCTCAAGGTCAGCGATCGATTCACCGCCGGCCTAATCGACGCTCAGGGCGACGAGGTCGGAAGCTTCGAAGGCTACGTGCCTGACTTCTTTCCCGGTGATCACTACGGCGATTACGTGATGCTGGATATCGATCTGGAAACAGGCCAGATCAAGAACTGGAAGAAGCCCGCAGCGGATGACATCGAAAAGATGCTCGATGCCGACGACGAAGACTGAAGTATCGCCTCAGCCAATTCGATGAGTTGGCTGAAGGATGCGGAAGACTTCTGCACCGCGCAACGCGGCCCCCTGCATCACCCCCTACCCCACAACGACCGCATCGACAGGTGCCCGCGTGCTTCACGGCACAGGCTTGGTCACCTGCGCGGGCATCTGATCAATGCGGTCTCAGCTCGCCACGGAGGCGACCATGGACGAATTCCAACGCAGACGTTTCGAAAATCTTCTCGCCCGAGCGCAGAAGCCAGAGTTCTCCCTGGTGGCGCGGGAACTTATTGCCCGGGCCTTCGGCTGGATTGAGGGCTTGCTTGAGGGGAATGTCATCAGCCCCACCGATTACTCGGATCTGTTCCGCGAAATAGCCCATGTCGAGGCTGTGGTCTACGCCCAGACAAATGGGCGGCTGAGCGTCGCGTCATGAGCACCAGTTACGCGGATAGTGCCCAGGCGCGGTTGATGGACGACCGAATGGCTGGGACATCCACCGGCGGCGCCAGTGACAACTGGTTCGACGACGGTCCCGACATCTTCAGCCACCAATGCAACGAACGGGATGCAAAGCGTCTCGCTACCCTGCCCGGTCGCCTTCGTATCGCCATGGGACAGATGGAGACGGCTCTCGCCAAGCCAGGAGGTTCGGCATGACTAATTCACCGGTTAAATCGCTGATCGACGAGCAGCTCGAAGAGATCAGCGCTCACAACCTGCGCGAGGCATACCGGCTCGCAGAAATGCGCGGCTATTACGGTCCTCCGATTGAGCAATACGCAGAGCCTGGCTATCGCGGTCGCGTCCTGCAGGTCCTACGCTACCGCGTTCAGCAGCAACAAACCTCGCAGTAACCCCACCCTTTTCAATCGCAGCGCCCCGGTAACGGCATGGCGCAAGGAGCTTCCGTGTCCGCACATAACCCCGCGCCTGTGGCGCACGAACAACAGCTTCACATCATTCCACACGCGGCAACCAGCACCAGTGCCCTCGTGCTGGACGGCGATAGTTTGGACAAGATGATGCGACTGGCTGACGTCATGGCCACCGGCCGCGCAACCTTGCCAAAGCACTTCAACGGAAACTCCGCCGACTGCTTGGCCGTGATCATGCAGTCAATGCAATGGAAGATGAACCCCTTCGCCGTGGCGCAGAAAACGCACTTGGTGAACGGCGTCCTCGGCTACGAGGCCCAGCTCGTGAACGCCGTAATCACCACCTGCGCGCCAGTCATGGATCGCCTGCATTACGAGTGGTTTGGCGAATGGGAAAAAGTGATCGGTAAGTTCACGATCAAGACCGGCGACAAAGGTGAATACCGCGTTCCTGGCTGGAAGATGTCGGACGAAGAAGGCTTGGGCGTCAAAGTCTGGGCAACCTTTCGCGGCGAGGACGAACCTCGTGTGCTGGAACTGCTACTTGCTCAAGCCCGCACCCGCAACAGCACGCTTTGGGCAGACGACCCACGCCAGCAACTGGCGTATCTCGCGACCAAGCGCTGGTCCCGCCTCTACTGTCCCGACGTCATTCTCGGGGTTTACAGCCCTGACGAGCTGGAGGAAAGCGCCCCGCGCGTTCGCGACGTCTCCCCGATTCGTGAGGCGGAGGCCGCCGGCCTGCAGCCCTACCCCGACGAAAAGCTCGCCGAGAACCTGCCGAAGTGGCGGAAGTCGGTCGACGAGCGCAAGTCCTCGCCCGAGCACCTGATCGCAACCATCAGCAGCAAATACACCCTGAGCGAGCAGCAGATTGAGCAGATCAAGAACCTCGCACCCATCGAAGGAGTATCTGAATGAAGATCCACAACGTAGCTCAGGGCAGCGCTGAATGGCACGCCCTCCGGGTCAAGTACTTCACCGCCTCCGAAGCCCCGGCAATGATGGGCGCTTCGAAGTATCGAAGCCGCACCGATCTGCTGACCTCGAAGAAAACCGGCATTACGCCAGAGGTAACGCCGAATCAGCAGCGCATCTTCGATAAAGGCCACGCCACCGAAGCATCGGCCCGCCCCTTGGTGGAGGTGAAGATCGGCGAGGAGCTCTACCCAATCGTGGGTACCAGCGGCAACCTGTTGGCCTCGATGGACGGTGCGACGATGCTCGGCGACACGCTGTTTGAGCACAAACTCTGGAATGAGTCGCTCGTCGCCCAGGTGCGCGCCGAACAGCTCGATCCGCATTACTACTGGCAGCTTGAGCAACAGCTGCTGGTGAGCGGCGCAGAACGTGTGATCTTTGTCTGCTCCGACGGCACCGAGCAAAACTTCGTTTCGATGGAGTATCGCCCCGTCGCTGGGCGTGCTGAGCAACTAGTCGAAGGGTGGAAGCAGTTCGAAGCCGATCTTGCCTCTTTCGAAATGGTCAACGCCCCGTCGATTGTCGTCGGCAAAGCGCCTGATGAGCTTCCTGCATTGCGCATTGAGCTGACCGGTATGGTCACTCAGAGCAACCTCAAAGTGTTCGAGGATTCGGCGCTGGCGGTCATCGACTCCGTGAAAACCACGCTGACGACTGATCAGGACTTCGCCGACGCCAAGAAAGCCGTTAAGTGGTGTGTCGACGTAGAAGACGCTGTAGCTGCTGCGAAAAAGCAGGCGCTGTCGCAGACGCAAACCATCGACCAACTGTTCTCTTCTCTGGATCGAATCAGCGCTCATGCCCGCGAAACCCGGCTGAAGGTCGACAAGCTCGTCAAGGCTCAAGAGCTGCTGGTGAAGACGAACATCAAGCAAAAGGCCGAAAATGCCTTGGCTGAGCACGTCGCCGCCATCAACAAAACGCTTGGTCGCGTTGTGCTGCAACCGGTAGCGTCTGACTTTGCTGGTGCGATGAAAAACAAGCGAACCATCGCCAGCCTGCAAGATGCAGTAGACACCGAGCTGGCCCGCGCGAAGATCGATGCCAGCCAAAAGGCCGACGCGATACGCCTCAACCTCGCCAGCCTGGCTGAACTGGCCGTGGACCATAACTTCCTGTTCAACGACATTCAGCAGTTGGTCATGAAGGCAAACGATGACCTGGTGACGTTGATCAATGTCCGCATCGACGAGCACAAAAAAGCCGAGGAGGACCGGCTGGAGAAACAGCGCCAGCAGATCCGCGAGGAAGAAGCAAAGAAGCTCGCCGATGCTGAAGCCGCAAAGGTTGCTGAGCAAAATAAGGCCGCTGAGCAAGCAGCACCCGCCCCATCGGCTTCGACGCCAACGCCTAAACCCCAAACTGCTGCGCGGGTATCGACGGTCGCGCCATCAGCCAAAGTGCCGCCGAAGCCGACGAAGATGGAAGCCCATGTGCCAGACCTGTCAGTCCTGGTCAAAGCCGTCTATGAAGGCCGGGCGCCTCTCTCTGTGCTCACCGTCAACTGGGGTGCACTCGACGACCTCGTTCACATCCACGGCGAAGAGTTCAGCATGGACGGGGTCGTCCTGCAGCAGGTGGCAGCATGATCAGCCTCGAGCTGAGCATGGTCCGCCACAACCAGCCGAAGTCGGCCGAGCTCGCCGCAGCGATGGATGAGTATCTTCGTCGCGGTGGCCAGGTATCAGAGGTCGCAGGGCCTATTCCGGCTCCACGGCCATACGGGTACCGTACTGCTCCCGCCCCAGTCGAATCGCCAGATCGCAAGCCGCTTCCGCCGCGTCGCAGCAAAAAGGAATCGATGCAGCATCTGCGCATTGTTCCGGACATCGAGGAGGCTCAGGCCAAGCCGGTGAAGCCGAAGACGCCACCGGCTGACTTGGATCGTGTGCGCGATCTGGCCAAAACGCTCTCGCAGGGCGAAGTCGCCGAACTCACTGGAATCAGCCGCAAGCAGCTCTACACCATGGCGCGGGCTTACGGCTTCGAATTCCAGCGGGCTGCCAATGGCGGGGCCGCGAACCTGGTGCATAACCAGAGTGACCCCGTGAAAGATGCCCGGAATGTCGAGCGCATCAAAGCCCTTCGCGATATCGGTGTAAGCCAGCGCAAGGCCGCCCAGCACATGGGCATTAGCACCAAGTATTTCCGCAGGCTTGTTCGTGACCACAAGATCGAATACCCGGCGGCCAAAAGGTGAAGCGCGTCTTCAAGGCGCCACAGCAGCGCAAGCGAAACCCACAACACCACCTCCCACCAAGCGGGCTGCAGCCCATCTCGGAGAAAGCACCATGCCTACCCCAACGGATACCACCGAGTTCTTCGAAGAACTGAATGGTGGCGCCTTCGCCAGCCAGATCGGTCATGCCCTGTCCGAGGTCGCCGCTGGCGTCGTCGACCATGGTAAGGCAGGGAAGCTGGTCATCACGCTGGACTTCAGTCAGATCGGTGAATCCCACCAAGTGAAGATCAAGCACAAGCTCGACTACAAAGTGCCGACCAAGCGCGGCACCCGTAGCGAGAACACCAGCCTCGACACGCCAATGCATGTCGGTACCGGCGGAAAAATCTCTCTGTTCCAGGAGAAGCACGACCAGCTGTTCACGCGTGACGAAGCTCCCATCAAGCCGCGCGACTGACCTACCCGCCGCACTCCCTCCCCTCACGAAGAGAACTGACGAATGTCACTGACCAAAGAAGCGATTCAACTCATCACCGACACGGCGCTGGAAGCCACCGGCAAGTCGCTGCCAACCTTCACCCCCACCGCCGTTTTGCCAGAAGGCGCAAAAGTGCTCGATCTGGAGAAATTCCAGGCAGGCCGCAGCCGCTTCCGTGGCACCTACTCTACTCACGCATTAGCCGATTTCAGTGCTTACGTGGCGGACCGCGCTGAAGCTGGCGCACGCGGCTTCATCAATCAGGACGAGATGAGCTGCGTTCTGCTGTTCAACCTCGGCACCACCACAGAGCCGGGCCACGCTGACGATCGCGCAGTGCTTAAACTCAAGGCCACCGCCGGATACACCGCCGCACAGCAGGTCGCAGGCAACCGCCTTGCTCAGAAAGATCTGAGCGACTGGATCGAGGACTGGCACCAGTACCTGACACCGGTGGATGGCGAAGGGAAAGCGATTCCTGTAGCCAAGGCCATCGCGGCGGTGCGCACCATCACGGTGAAAGCAACCAGCGAATCCGAGACCACCGTGGGCGACACCAGCGCTAGCCGGAGCGCGATGGACCAGATTGAGGCGCGCAGTAAAGAAACTCTGCCTGCGGCACTGCTCTTCAACACCATCCCGTTCGAAGGTCTTGTCGAACAGCAGATCACCCTGCGGCTTTCGGTGATCACAAGCGGGCCGGTACCGGTGCTGAAATTGCGCTGGGTTGGCGAGGAAGTGCAACGCGAGGCAATCGCTCAGGAATTCAAAGCGGTACTGGAGGAGAAGATCGGTGGGGCGGCGAAGCTGTCACTTGGTAGCTTCTTGCCCTGAACAGTGATGGATGCGTGACGCCTCAGGCGAGATGTCACGCATGCGCAACTTTATTTTGGTTGGAGGCTCAGGGCATGCTCGACGGATCCCACAATGTATTCCACCGCCAAGCACGCTTCTTCTTTCAGGTCATGATCTGAGATTGAGGTGTAGATAGCATTTCCGACTATGCCCGCGACAGCGGCAGTGGCGAGTTTGGAAAGGTCCACCCCACCCTTTTTTGCTTCAGCAATCAAAGCAACTGCAGCCTGTTCTAGAGCTGCTTCACGATTGTTTACACCAGCCATTTTTTTACTCCTTGGCCCGGCCCAATGCCGGTGAACACGTATAGCCCACCGCTACGCTTGATGCCAGATCGGAGGCAATAAAAAAGGCACCTGCAGAGCAGATGCCTTCTACCGGATAGCGTGGGAAAAGCCATGCTCCGGCTTGACCATTAAACCTCATCACTAGCCTATTCGCCACCGAACTCAAGCGCATCAGCTGCAACCTCGATCTCTCGGATAGCGGCAACAACAGACGGCGATACGTTCTTAGGCAGAAACGTCAGCGACCCAATTGCCTGCTCGCAAAGCTCGTCGACATCAACGTGAAGCTCGCGAGCTGCGTTCAGTACAGCTTCAAGCGCTATAGATAGCGCCAATTCCCTGTTCTCGCTCATGACCTTCTCCCTTCCTGTGGAGAGGTAAGCGTAGGCCACTTGTAGCTTGCTGCCAAACAGAGCCATATGTTGAGCGTCGCAAGCCGCAGGAGCGGCCTTTTTAACCGTGCTCGTGAAAAGTATTAGATCGCTGGGGGAACCGGTTCCATCACAGCCTGCGAGAGTATGTATTCTTTTGCCGCCTGAATTGAGTCGAACTCTTTAACTGAGAATGCTAGTGAAAGCTTCATTACTTTTTCAAGTTCAACCTTATGCGCGAGGCCTAGCGAACCAAGCTTGGTTAAGGATTCGAGCGCACCTTCTTGCTGAAGAAAGTTCTGCAACATCTGGGTGCGAGTTAATATGTCTGCTTGGGATTGCTGATAATAGTTTGCTCTCTGCTCCAACACCCTCATAACTGAAGCCTTGTAGTTTTCAACTTTAGTACTAGCGACTTCTTGTCGCGCCAATTCAAGCTGCTCAGCTTGGGCCGCGAACGCGCGATGCTGGACTTCCAACGCCCGCTCCGCATCCGCCTTCTGTGACACGAGCGCTTTGTATTGGATTTTTAGCGTTTTAATCAGGGCAACTAAGGTGATCCCGGATATAAGCGGGGAGAAAACTCCGCCAAAAAAAGATCCGAAATCCGACCAGGCACTGGAGTCAGAGGAAATTCCGTTATTGAAAATCCAAAGATAGGCTCCGACTGCCAAGATAAGACTTATGACAATAGTCACTAAACCAAAACTTAGCACGCGATCAACAAGCTTGTCACTATTGGATATTTTTGACTCAGCGCTTTCCATCACAGACCTCGGAGAAAGATAATATGGCTCACCGCCCGCTCAATACTTTAACTGACTTCAAGACTCAGTACAGCTTCGGTTTTTCTAAACAAGACGACGAGATTGTGGTTGATTTCTTTTGCGGCGGTGGCGGCGCCGGTACCGGGCTGGAAATGGGGCTGGGCCGCAAAGTCAGCGTGGCAAAGAACCACAGCGCTAAAGCGATCAGCATGCACACCATCAACCACCCGGGCGCCAAGCACTTCACCACCGACGTGTTCGATGGTGATCCGGATACGGAGTGCGGCGGCAAGGCGGTCGGCTGGTTTCACATGTCACCCGACTGCACGCACTACAGCCAGGCCGCCGGCGGCCAGCCACGCAAGCGCGAGATCCGCAACCTGTCTTGGATTGGCCTGAAGTGGGCGGGCAAGAAAAAGCCGCGCGTGATCAGCCTGGAGAACGTAAAGCAGATCCTTCAATGGGGTCCGCTGATCGCCAAGCGCGACAAGGAAACCGGCCGGGCCATCAAGCTTGTGACCGTGCTGAACGCCAAGGGGAAGGAAGTCATCGAGAAGGTTGTTGCTGCACCTGACGAGGTTGTCCCGGTAAGACAGCAGTTTCTTGTACCTGATCCGAAGCGCCGCGGCACCACCTGGCGCCGGTTCGTACAGCTATTGGAAGGCATGGGCTACACCGTCGAGTGGCGTGTTATCAAGGCCTGCGACTTTGGCGCGCCGACCAGCCGGGAGCGTCTATTTATGATCGCCCGTTGCGACGGTCAGCCGATTGTGTGGCCGGAGCCGACACACGCCAAGAAGCCCGCAAAAGGTCAGCAGAAATACCGCACCGCTGCCGAGTGCATCGACTTCAGCGACTTGGGCAAAAGCATTTTCGGCCGGAAGGATGAATTAGCGGACGCCACGAAGCGCCGCATCGCCAAAGGCATGAAGAAGTTCGTTATCGACAACCCTACCCCCTTCATCGTGCCGATCGCGAACTGGTCGACCGAGGCGGTGCAATCGATGAATGAGCCGCTGCGCACAGTGACGTCCTACCCGAAAGGCGGTTCGTTCTCTGTCGTCAGCCCTGTGATCGCGCCAGCAACCCACCAGGGGAGCGACCGAATCAACGATCCGCTCGAACCTCTGCCGACCGTGACTTGCGCCAACCGCGGCGAGCTGACATTGATCAGCCCTACCCTTGTGCAAACCGGTTACGGGGAACGCGAAGGCCAGCAGCCGCGTACGCAGGACTTGGATCAGCCTCTCGGCACGGTTGTCGCCGGCGGCGTGAAGCACGCGCTGGCAGCAGCTCACCTGGTCAAGTTCCGCTTTGACGATGAAGGCAAGGCGCTGGACGAGCCACTTCCCACGATCACCAGCGGCGGGAACTATCAGCGCCCTGCAGGCGCCGCCCATGCAATGGGTGTAGCCACCGCGTTCATGGCCCAGATGAATGGCGGCTTCAACACCACCGACGCGAAAAGTCTCAACGACCCGATGACCACGGTGACGAATACCGGCAGTCAGCAGCAACTGGTGACGGCGAGTCTCCTGCACCTGCGCGGGAACTGTGACGCCCGGGCGGTGGATGATCCCCTGCACACCGTCAGCGCCGGTGGCACGCACCACGGCCTGATGACTGCCTTCATGGAACGTCAGTTCGGTGCCAGCGTTGGCCAGGCACTGACCGACCCGTCGCCGACGATCACTGCCGGTGGTGGCGGGAAGAGTTCACTGGTCAGCTTCGAGTTGTCGCCAGAGCATGAAGAGGGCGCGCTGCGGGTTGCTGCGTTCCTGATCAGCTATTACGGCACCGAGAACATGAGCTCCTGCGATCAGCCGGCGCCAACGATCACGACCAAGGATCGGCTGGGCCTGGTCACCGTCATGGTCAAGGGCACGCCCTATGTGATCGTCGATATCCGGCTGCGGATGCTGCAACCGGCTGAGCTGTACCGGGCGCAGGGCTTCCCACCGGACTACATCATTACGCACGGCGCCGACGGCAAGCCGTTCACGAAGACCGAGCAGGTCCACATGTGCGGCAACAGCGTAAGCCCGCCGCCGATGGCCGCCCTCGCCCGCGCCAACGACCCATGGCGCGCAGCTCAAAGCCAGGCGGTCGCCGCCTGATCACCCCAAAGTAACCTCTAGAGGTTACATCTTGAAAAGTAACCTAATTAGGTTACAGGGAGGACGCGGTTAACAGGGGTGCTCACCACGTCGTTTCCGGTAAGCCGGGTCATATAAGAAAGAGAAGCAGAGGATAGAAAACATTAAGCTGGCCGGAAGACTTCGCTCTCTATGACATGCACGTTAAAGATCATTCAAGCCTTCGGCGAGATAAATGCTATCGCTTTGTCTATCAAAAACTTTTTGCGGAGAAGCTCGTTACTATCATCAGGAAGGTCAAGGAACTCATTCGCTTCTCGTAAGCTCGCGAACACCGCAGCGTTGGAGGCATGAAAGATGACAGCTTGTCGGAAATATTTCTGCAGCAGGTAACACTGCTCATTAGGATTGTCGAGGCTACGCCCCGTATGAACGCTTCTGTTGCGATAGTCTTTGATATGTTCAAGCACTTGATGATGGTACGGCCTGTCGCCCCACATGAACGAACACCTACGCACAACCAAATCAGTATTATTTTCACTTGGAGCCATCAGAGTTTCTAAAGCCGCCCATGTTTTCTGCAGGGCAAAATTTTTATCGCGACCATCGAACGACCTGGCATACCTAACGATTGTTTCTTTAATCACATGGCAGTCTTTATGACTATGGATTTTGGCATTAAGAACCGAAAAATCTTTCCCCACAGCGGCCCGTCGTCCTACCGTTAGAATTTTAGCTTTAATTTCGGTATAGTCAGGCTCATACCAGTACGTCCGTTCGTCGAAGAGACTGCCGTTTTTTTTGTGAAGTGTATGCATGCCTCCGAGCATAATTTCATTGATTGGAAGCCGCGAACCACTTCCCCCTCCGAGCGAAGCTTTGAAGCTTGAGTTCATCAGGAGGCAGAAAACGCCCCTCACATAATCTAGTTCAAATAAAGCTAGCTCCATCCCGTCAACGCCATTTTTAGATTTGAATCTAACCACTACGGGACAGTAGTTAGCAGGCATTGGCTCCCCAGCTTCCTTCCATGCCTCTAAATACTTCAAACGACTACCATACTTTCTGGGTAGCCCTGAAGGCCAACACTGGATTGAGCAAAGGGGGAGGTCTATTTTTAGTTTAGGCAAACCACCATGGACAGAGATGGACGTGACCGCCACGAAATCAGCAGAGGCTTTCTTGCCGTAGGCAACCGCCTCGCTGTTTAGCTCTGAGATAAACCGTTCTGCAGTATGGGTGTCGCCTGCAACCCATCTATTCAAAGCCTTGGAATAAAATAACTTAGAAGTAGAGTAGCTGAACTCCTTGTGAAACTCGATCATGGAAAACAACACCGCATCAAGCTCAAACTTTTCAAAACCTGCAAACGAGATTTTACCCTCCAGTGTCACGGAAGCAATATTTCTGAGCTTTTCCAATATAACTAATGGCTTAAGCTTTTTATTAGATATCCATGTGATTTTCAAAATTGGCTTCCTACGCTATGCGAAGATTATAAGGCACGTACCCAAAAAGCACTTTAGTTAAAAACGTAATTTATACTCCGTCCTACACGAAAATTTCTTGCCCGCTTTAGCTTTCGCAAGGTTCACCAAAAAATATCCCCGGTTAGATCTATCGCTATCCAGATCATGATCAAAAGGATTGCGGCCTGTGCCGTGAAACTGGATTATCCGTCTGCAACCAATCCTCATGCCATGAGCACGGCTGCCAGGCCAGCTGCTCTCCCTCCGATGAAGATTTCCACGTTCAGCAATCGCGATAACACCTCCCCTATCTATCCACATGCCTGCCGGTGGATGGCGGGCACGGATGTCACAAGAAAAATCGGATGTTTATGGCGATGATGACTATTGCCGTGATGAGGCCGGGTGCGCCTGAAAGCCCCATGTAAATGAAGATGAATAGGTTCAACAGGCAGGCCAAAGCCGACAATAAAACGAAGGCAAATCCGTGCCAGTCGCCTATCACCCACTGCCAAACTGGCCGAAGAAGCCAGGCAGCAATGAACACGTACATCGTCACACCGTCCACGCGGCGAAATGCGCGCCGGAGCACTGGCCCAAGATGATCGTCTTCCCTTAGCAAAATACCGCTCCCTTTTCAAAAGCTGAACCTTACCACTTCCATAATCAATCCATCAGCCTGCCGGTGAACGGCGGGCGGGAGCCATAATGCTCAAAACAATTGAGGTGACGCGTGTGAAACGCTTCGCTGCAAACACTGCCGGGCGGGATATTGCCGTCGGCGACATCCATGGCAACTTCAGCCGGTTGCAAGCTGCGCTGGATGCCGTCGGCTTCGACCCTGCCGTAGACCGGCTCTTCAGCGTCGGCGATCTGGTCGACCGCGGCCCCGAATCCGAGGACGTGATCAAGTGGCTGAACAAGCCGTGGTTCCACCCGGTGCGCGGCAACCACGACGACTACGTTGCCCGCTTCGACACCTGCGATATCGGAAACTGGATGCAGAACGGCGGCGTCTGGTTCGTCGGCCTGCCGCTGACCGAGCAGCAGAACTATCAGGTGATGTTCGAGGAGCTCCCGATCGCCATCGAGGTCGAGACCGCCGGCGGCATCGTGGGGATCGTGCACGCGGACTGCGTATTCGATACCTGGGCGCAAATGAAAGACGAACTGGAGTCGCCGGAGAGCAACACCCGGCTGCGCCTGACCCAAAACACCTGCATGTGGTCCCGCTCCCGGTACGAACAGCAGGACTGCCGACCAATCCCGGACGTGCGCGCCGTAGTGGTCGGCCATACGCCAATCGAGCGCCCGGCAGTGCTCGGCAACGTCCATCACATTGACACCGGCGGATGGCTCAAGGACGGCAGCGGCCATTTCACGCTGCTGGATCTCGCCACTCTGCAACCACTCAACCTCGCATAGACCCCGGACGGAGTTAGCCACCATGAAGCGCGAACTGATCAAGATCAGCGAATTCCGCCGCCGGCGCTGGGGCGAGAACGGTACACCCCCCTGCTCCCAGGCGATCCGCAACTACATCCGAGACGGCAAGCTTCCGGGCGAGCAGATCGGGAAACTCTGGTATATCGATTGGGCGGCTTTCAACAAATCCGCCGGCAACGAGCTCGTAGCGATGGTACTGAAAGGAGCTGCATGATGGTCCCACGGCCGCGCAATAAGTCGAACAGAGGCTTGCCGCCGAATCTCTACCTGGATGATCGGCGCGGGACCTACCGGTACCGCAGGCCAACCGACGGAAAATGGTTTCCGTTCGGGGCCGATCGGGTCAAAGCGGTAGACGCGGCCAAGCAATTGAACCTCGCCTTCATGCAGGGCGCCGACCTGGTTAACGAAGTGTTGGGTGAGTCTGCCGAACTGTTCACCGCATTCCTGACCCAGTATGAAGAGAAGGTGTTGCCTCCTCGCGAGCTCTCCCAGGGGACGCTCGACCTGTACGGGGTGCACTTTCGACGTTTTCGGAAGGCGTTTGAAGGCAAGGCTATCGACCAGATCACAATTCGCATGATCGCCGAGCTGCTGGATTCGGTAACGCCTCGTACTGCAAACCAGTGCCGCTCACTGCTGATCGATATATTCAACCACGCCGCAGCGAAGGGGCTGTGCCCCGACAACCCCGCAATGAGCACGATCAGCCGGATCGAAAAGAAAGCCCGCAAGCGCCACACCGTCGAGGGCCTGAAATCCATTCGGGAGAAATCGCCCGTTTGGCTGCAGAACGCAATTGATCTTGCGCTGATTACAGCGCAGCGGCGCACCGACATTCTGTCCATGAAGTTCGAAGACGTGAAGGATGGATACCTCTACGTGGTGCAGCAGAAGACCGCCAAAGCTTCAGACATGGCATGGATCCGGTTCAGGGTCACACCAGAGCTTCAGCGGGTCATCAGCCACTGCCGAGACAACATCGTCTCCCCGTTTCTGATCCACCGAAGGCCGGAGCGAAAGAAACAGAAGCAGGCTGAAACGAAAGAGCACTGGACCAAGATTGAGGAACGGTATCTGACTAGGGCTTTCAAGGAAGCGCGGGAGGCAGCGGATTGTTACAAGGGATGGAAGGAAGAAGAGATGCCGGGCTTCCATGAAGTCAGAGCGCTTTCGCTGCATCTGTACAAGAAAGCCGGAAAGGACGGGCAAAAGATCGCCGGCCATGCCAGCGAGGAGATGACCAAAAACTACCAGAAAGATCACGCGGAAGTGGTCTGGTCAGAGGCGGTACCCGACCTGGATATCAGCGAAATCGCCGGATAGTTTTGCGCCAGTGTTGCGCGGGTTTTGCGCCGACCAAAAATGAAAAAGGGAATCAAACCTGTAAGTGGCTGATTCCCTTTACAAAATATGGTCGGGACGGAGTGATTCGAACACTCGACCCCTAGCACCCCATGCTAGTGCGCTACCGGACTGCGCTACGCCCCGACTAGGCGTGAATCTGTTGTCGCTCTTGCGAGGACGTCGAGGAATAT